GTCATACACTCGACCTGCTCGTTGTACTCCAGCAGGTGCATCAAACTCCAAGGGAGCAATAAGAATCTTTACTACATCGTCCACGTTTACCGCGATTGTTCCTTTCTCCAGTCGTACCTTATACGGGGTCTTATGTTCTGCACCCGTAAGTACTGTCCATGGTGGCACAGTGATCCGTCGAAGATACCTTCCTTCCTCGAATATGTGATCAGTGATGATCTCGGCTTGAGGCATCTTCAGAAGCTCATGCTCAAGAGCCTTTACTTTATCTTGTGAAATCATTGATAAATCGAAGTTTTCCGAGATCATCAGATCCATCATGATACCTCTCTACCACTCGCCCGAATATTGATTGCGGTAGCCGCACTTGCGATGGTGCTAATGAACCCTCCAGGGGCAAGTACATGACCCACTAACTCAGGGAACGTGTAGGTTTCACCGGCCTGGAGAGTCTTGGTTTTCACGATCAAGTTCTGGTTGCCCGCTGTGTCAGCAGACGTTACAAGGTTCACACTGAGCGTTCTCGCTGTAGAAGCGTCGTAATTAGTGGCAGTGAACTTATCGATGATCGTGGTGACCCCGGTCGCCGTGTATTGGGTAGTTTGAGAATTTTCTGCGTTCTTAGCTGCGATAAGAACTTTCGGATTGACGGCCATGGTGTTTCCTATATGACGACAGGGGTCACTGTTAGTATAGCTGATGGGACAGCAGGACGCGCGAACGCTGCTGTGCCGGTGGCGCCTACTTCGGCAGCAGAATGTGAGATACTGATACTTGTACTATCTGACGCCCACATCAGTTCGATGTAATCGCCTACGTTCATTTCCATCAGATAGTTCCATGCGGGTACGATTGTCCACGCACTACCTGATATTGTGATAGTAGAGTTACTATTTACAACATCAGTACCGTTTTTTCTAAACCATACCCACACAAGCTTGGTAGCTGCGCTCCCGCTCTCAAGCTGAAGCGAGAACTCGAAATTGAACTTACCCTTCACCGAAGCAGTCACCCGAGAACTTGAAACCACGGAAAACCCGTTTGCTATGTTTACGGTGGCGAAAGTGATAGCCTGAGGAGTGTAAGTTGCAGCAATAGACTGATCCGTCAAATCGACAAACTGAGCATAAGACTTCAGTCGAAGTTCTGGTTCAACTCTTGGTTCTACATTAAGCGAATCAATTTGTTTCTGAATTTCATATAACTGGTCAACCGGATACCCGTTAACTGTTGACCATAATGCGTCAAGCTGTTTCTGGAGTTCTGATACTTGATCCGATAATCCGTCAGACAAACGCGAGGGGTCATCTGGTAAAACCACAGGTGCACTGGGTGGCAGCGTTTCAAGCTGATTGGTCAGTGCATATATTCTCTGCTCGTCTTGCTGCTGATCCGCTGGCCCAAGTTGAAGGTCTACCAGGGTTACAGTATTAGTGCCTCCCCCTGTTAGATTGAACAGACTCAAGAAAAAGCGATACCACTCACGAGAGATCAACCCGGTCCGGGGGTCAGTGAAAGGTACGCGAGGCGGTGTGATATTCGTTTGATCAGGCATTGGTGCTGCTCGCTATCAACTCGGCACCCATAATCTTAATCTCTACCGCATCGGTTCCTGAGATTTCATAGACTCGATCACGCAGTTTTTTCGTCATCCCGAGGCGACGCCAGATCACCCGTTTCCCGTACTCGCCTATTCTACCCAAGGACTTCCAATGGTAATTAGACCACGTGTGACCCCCGTCGTCAGACCATCTCAGTCTCGCTTGAGGATCTTCACCCTGTCCATCGTTAAGACCGACACCTGACTGAATGTCGAGCTGTAACGAGTGGTGCGTGGACCGTTTGAGATCATTCTCTCCAGGAGGCAGTGCACGCCATGATCTGAGCCACTTCTGAATCTCAGAATCATCTGAATAAGTGGTCATATCAAACGCGTAAATCTTACCATTCTGATAGTCTCCCACCAGAATCTCATTATTGAAATTCACTTGGCAATTGCTACGATGGCGAGTGAATGACCCATTACTGAACCCTGCCCGCTCGTGCCATGCCTGGGTCGATACGTCGTAAACCCACGTCTTGTCAGCTGAGGGGAATGTCAGCACATAAAACGTGTGTCCGTCTTGCTGGTAGGTGTAACCAACAGCATCAGATACATCCCCGTAGCTCTGAATCTGCCACTCGACGGCGTGGGTTGATATTCTCTGACCAGTGTACCCACTGGCTTGGTAGACCATCCCGTTACCACGGGCATCCTTCCCTAACCAAAAAATGACATTGTCACCTTTAGCTATCGAGTAAGCAGCGGCGCACCCTATTTCATTGAACGCCCCTTGGATTCTCTCCAGGGGGAAATCTTGGTTTGCTGCGTTGTACCATACTTCGACACTGTTGGTACCGAACACCCACACTTCGCGATGGTCAATGATGATACCGACCACACCGTCAGGTGAACCTTCGGCACTGGCGAAATCAAGCGCGTCGATGTCCGTACCGTCAAGGAGAGCAGTGACCCATATCTGCTGACTGTTCGGAGGATTAAACACAAAATAACCATCGAGATACCCGACTGTCACAGCACCAGGGAAATCGGTGTCCGTGATCTGAGATAACAGAGCCGATAATGAGTTGTAGATGTAACTTGTTCCGTTGCATGCTATGAACAACTGGGTACCGTTATCCGACATGCTTACCGGCCCGGTCCCTCCCACAGTACCAATTAAGGTCGACGAGTACGACGTATCCGCTCGGTACAATGCGCTACCTGATACTATGTAACAGGTGCCTCCGAACTCCCACATTCCTCTTATCGGACCAGTGCCTACTGTAGCGACAAGTCTAAGTCCTGCCGTTCTCGACAGAAAAGCGGGTTCTTTTCCACCTTCAGGAACGATCTCAGGGAACAAATTAATCATCCGATTATCGGCAGCATTCGGTGAGCGTGCCTGATACGCGCTTCCCAGAATCGGAGTTTTCATTAATAGTTCCCTGCGTAAACGTTAAACCGTTGACGAGTTGCCACAATGGCATAAGGGAGCGACATCAGATCATCAGGATTATTGATCCTCTTGAGGTTCCGCTTACTGACGACAGCAATGCGCTGAACCTGAGGAGAGGGTTCTACGCCCCACTCTGGCGCCAGCTCACATGCGAGGTTGTAACGGAAAGCACGAAGGTACCCGGGAGGGAATGCTAAAACTGTGGATAGGTTCGCAGGCTGAGCGAGCTCTTCGACGCTGATGAAATGAAACTCAAGTGAGCGAGTAGGTACCGGGTAAACAACTATCTCAATGTCAGGATGGGTCATGTTGACGAACATAACCTGTGGATAAGTGCTCGTAACAGTCTTTACCGCTATCCCGTCATACTGCTGCTGGTTTATCTGTTGGATGCCGTACGACACCCCGGTACTCGGGTCACGGAAATAAGTGGCAGAATCAAGAAGAACAGGCCTTGTCCCCACTAAGCTACCGGCGGGTCCGAGAGTTCTCGACGCAGTACTAGAAGGCCATGTGAGTACCTGATCCTGTGTCGAATAAACTGATAGTCTCTCGGTATTCCATGAATCAATCATTTGATTGAGAGCGGTTAGACCGTCTTGCTCTTCAGATGCATCAGCGGTTTCACCAGAAGCCAGCACTCCCAGAAGCCGGAGAGCACCGTTTATCTGGTCGCGGGCTGTAGCCATGGGTTAACCCTCTTTCTGTTTTTTCTTCATGCTCAATGCATTCAATGGTACTACATCAGAAGGGGTTTTGTTTCGTTCCGCTTCTGGGTCATACCGAACCCATCCGTGCTTCTCGTCGTATTGCGCTTCCTGTTCACAGGTAGCCACTTTTGACCCATGAAGGAAGTGTCTCAAGTATATGTGCATAATTTGAAAGAGGGGATTTCTCCCCTCTCCTTTAGCTATTGGCCATCAGCCCGAGAGCTTTCAGACCAGTGATGATACCGTTGATATCCGTCTGCAACGACGCAATCTGAGCAGTAGTCAGATACGAAGAAGCAGCAGTTGCCAACGTCCCCAGATTGATCGTAGTCAGTGCTGCGATCTGGGTGGTCGGGGTAGCCCCGAAAAACCCAGCAGTACCACCACTAATGCCGATTACGGCACCGTCAAGCTGAGGATCAGAGTAAGCAACACCTACCGGTTTATTGTTCGGCATACACTACCCCTCAAGAAATACGGTACAGAGTCCAGGTACCGGTGCCGGTTTTACGAGCGCGGAACATCTGGGCAGTACCGGCAGTAGCGACAACCGTAGCCAGACCGACGATAGTCCAACCGGTACCGACCGCCAGGGTGATAACACCAGAACCCGAACCGTCTACGTTCACCACACTGAAATCGAATGAACTGTCTACCTTGGCGTTAACCAAAGCGGCTTCAGTCAGTGCGACCGTAGGCAAAGTGTAGGTTGCCGCACTTGAACCGGGACTACCCAGAAGGATACCGGTCATCAGTTGAGCAATGGTCAGAGTGGCAGTTGCGGTTGCAGTTGCCGGGGTAGGTTGAACACCAAGAACGACTTCGTTAGTGTTGCCGTCACCTAACTGACGGCCTCCACCGATTGAAGGAAGTGCCATAATTATATCCTCACAAAGTTAAAGGTTAGCCCCACAAACGGCAAGCCATTTGCGGACGAATCACACCATAACCGTAAAGCACATCGATACGGCAAGGCATACGGTCATTGTTGATGTCGTACTGGCGAACAATACGCAGCGAGATGCCGTTATGAACAGCACGAGATGCCATATCCACGCCTTGGGGCAGCAACAAGTCAGCCGTAGCAAACGTGATGGCGTCCTTATGGTAAATTAAGTTCTGTGCATACTGGGTGCTTGCGGAACCAATGAAAGTAACGGTTTTGCTATTACCCGGCAATGCGTCAACCGTGGCCAGTGCATGAGCAGATGAGTAGATCGCTGATACAGTGACATCAGCAGCACCGCCACCAGAAGCCGTTACATCCGCCAGCACGACGAACTGGAACAATGAACCGGTTGATTCACGGGTTTGCGGGTTGACCATGTAGCAATCGGCAACAGTGAATACGTCACCTGCCTTGATCGTACCGCTGGCGCCAAGACCGGTCAGACTGATCGTGGTAGCACCTTGGGTACTTACAGCAGCAGACGTAGTACCGTTGGTACGAGAACCAGTGGTGAACATCTTGATCGACTGAGACATGTTAATCTCATCGTACCCGAGAACCCCTTCACCCATCATACCGCTCTTGAACTGACGAGAGATGGTACCGGTCGGATTGAACAGACCTTTCATTCCCTCAACTAGACCAGCGTTCGCAGCCGGGTTAACAGTAGCGTAACGGGGAGACATGAGAGCAGCGTTCTCGTTCAGCTTCTGTTGACCCTGGAGAAGTACCAGAGACGTGGCAGGAGTAGTACCAGGAGTACCGACCGAGTTACCGATGTACTTATAAGCATTCGCCACATCGGCGTCAATGCTTGCAGCCAACTGACTGATACGTGGCTTCAGTACACGATCTGCGAAATCGTCCAACTGCATAGTTAATTCAGCAGAAGTGAAGTTTACGCCGATATGTTTCTGAGAAGACACCGTCAGCGTGGTGTACTGCTCGTTGTCGTCCTGCACTGTGAGTGCTGCACCATCAGTAACCAGTGCACGATCAGGCAAACGGATGCGCAAGGTGGAACCGATTTTCGCACCCTCGGTCGCAAACGAATCGTCATACTGACGGTTACAGTTACGGGTGATTACGAGGTTGTTTTCCAAGATCTCCAGCGCTTTGCGGGTGATCATGTCAATAGTAAGTAACGAGTTACTCATTTAAGTTTTCCTTTCAAAATCATAAGCGTTGCTGCGCCTGCATTTTCCGTATCTGGCGTTGCCGTTCCGCTTCGATCCACTCCGATGTTGACATGGTTTTGATTGACCGGGGGTCAGTCGTGTCATAACTCGGATTTCCTGAAGCTCTGGCTGTCACCGGAGTAATCGGGGCAGGTGCAGAGGTTGTTTTCTTAACCGGGGGAGCATCGGCTAACTTAGCTTCGATTTTCCCGATCTCGCGTGCCTGCATTACGGGAGACAGTTGATAGATACGCTCGGCTTCTTTCGGGTTCGATCCAAGGTAGTACGCTACATCAGGTCCAACATCTGACGCTCTGATCGTCTCGGCCATGGTGTCGGAAATAGGAACATTGTCGTTATACGCGACTTGTTCAAAGTCCTCGTATTTCTCAAATGCCTTTTCTTCTCGGTCCGCATATGCCTTGTTAATCTCGGTCAGATATTTCTGACGATCTCGCTGTTCAACCAGTCTTTCTGCTAACACGTAAGGATCTGGTTGTTCATCACCTTGAGATTCCACAGGAGCCGTTTGAGCTGGCGGTCTGACTTGCGTTTCCGCTTGTCTGGCTGCTTGCTCGCGTTCCCATTTTCGCTGCTCTCGTGCAAGTCGTTTACTGACAATCGAATCAACATCCTCCTGCGTGAATGTCTTAGGTACAGGAGTTTCTTGATTTACATCAGTCACTTGCTCCGGCGTAATGACTTCAGAAGCAGGTACTGCCGTAGTAACCTGTTCCGGCACGGAACCTTGTTCCGCTACATTTTGAACATCTGACATTTTTGAATCCTTAGATTCCCTGGTGGGCCTCGCCAGTACGGTTATACTTATAATTACTTAGTTTAACACATTGTCAACATATTACGATGTAATGTAATTAAACGTGATTGTTGCTCTTTTTCCTGACATATTAGCATTTGTTAAAAACGTACCCTGAGGTGCCATAAACCTAAAGTACTGTTCTCCTCCTACGGTCTGAACAAATAAATCAGACCCGTAATCAGTATATCCAACGTTACCTACTAAATTTATAGCATCAGTTACAAAAGGTAACGATACCTTAGTTAATGATCCATTTGCTGTCACAGGGAACGTTATATCTAACGC